ATTCCTTGAAAGTAAAAAAAAAAACATTGCTGTGTTTGGCGGGAATAGAAGTGGGAAATCTTTATCAGGTGCAATAAAAGTAATTAATTATTGCAGAAACAATCCGAATACAGATTGCTGGGCCGCGACTTGGGCTGATATGTCAACACCAATTCAACAGGCAGAATATTACAAATGGATTCCAAAGAACAATGAAATAAGATTTGCAAAGTTTAGTGAGCAAAGGGGGTTCTTGCATAAGATTATTATTTTCAGTAACGGGAGCAAAATAAGATTTAAAACATACGAACAAGGATGGGAAAGTTATCAGGGCGCAAGTAAAAACATTATTCATTTAGATGAAGAGCCACCAGAAGAAATAGTGAAAGAGTGCAAAGCGAGGTTAATGGACAAGAACGGTATGCTTATTAGAACAATGACACCGCTTAACGGCATAACTTATACTTATGATGAAATTGTAGTCAATCCAAATCAGGATGAAGAAATAGAATTTTTTTACTTTAATAGCGAGTTTAATCCGCACATCAATTCTGAAGCAAGAGAAAGAATACTTAGCGGATATGCGGAAAAGGAAAGAGAAGTAAGAAGCAAGGGACATTTCTTAAATCTTACGAGCGGGCAAGTTTATTATAGCTTTGACAATGAGGCGAATATAGCAGAATGGGAATATAATCCACAGTTGCCATTAGAGGTTAGTTGTGATTTTAACGTCGGTTTATGTACTGGCTTATCGGACAGCAAAGAGGAGACAAAGACTTTGAGTTTGATTATGTAGAATTGGAGAACCACGCTAATACTGATTTGATGTGTCAAATGTTAAAAAGCAAATATCCAGACCATAAACCAGACCAATGGATTTTTTACGGCGACATATCCGGAAGTAAAAGAGACCCTGCAACAAGTTTAAGCAGTTGGGCAATAATACAAAAACATTTTCCGCAGGCTTCAATCTTCTATCAGTCAATCAGAAATATAAAAGATAGAACAGACGCAGTAAACGGAAGGCTACACAACAAACAGGGAAGGTATTTGTTTATAAGTAATAAATTAGCAAGGCTTAAACTTGACTTAATGCGTGTTACTTGGGAAATACTGCTGAACAAAAATAAAGCGGGAATGCTGACGCACGCAAGTGATGCGTTGAGTTATAAAATATTTAAGAAATATCCATTATATGGGACTACAATTAGCAAAGGAGGTCATCAATTATGATACCCGAAACAATAGGGGTAGATTTGCTCAATCAGGCGTTCTATATGTTTAAAAGACAAAACGAAGCAGATAGACAGAAATTCTACATCAATATGAGCGCCTTTTATTTCAGAATAAAATCTGAAATGGAAAGAGTGATTAAAGAGGAGTTTTTAAGAAAACCTTTTTCAGGAAAGACACTTAATAAACTTTTCTTTTTTCACGATGATGTAATTGAAAAAATTATAAGTAGAAAAACAGCTGGCGTGCTATCAAATAATCCGAAAGTGATGTATAACGATAAAACAGATAAGGAGTTAGATGATTTTCTCTACTCAATAAACTTCTGGGAATCAATCAAAGAAGCATACAAACGGAGCAAGTATTTCAATTGCGTGTTACAGATGCCGGTATTTGATTATGAAGAAAAAGCAATAAGATTAGATTTATTACAAGGTGACACCTGCTCAGTCAATACCAAAAAAGATTACTTAAAAATTAGAGAGCTGTTAATCCCAAGACTTGATGAGAACCAGGAAATATACTACACGTTTTGGAGCGAAACCGAACACAAAACAATAAGACCAAATGGAGAAAACATTCCAATTAAAAACAATCCACAGAATAAGAACCCATACGGCAAAATACCTGTTAGCATTTTAAGAGATTCGATTGGTTGGGATTTTTGGGGCGAACCTAATATAGCCCTTTACACNTACCAAATGCTACATACTTTGAAGATAAGTGATAATGAGAGAGGGGAATTTTATTATAAATTTCCGATTGCACTCGCAAAAAACTTAAAGATAACAGACCAAGATGAAATGTCACCCGGATATATTCTGAAACAGGAGAATATAAATCCAGATATAACAATGGCTTTAGAATATATTACATCAAATACAGACTGGAGTTCAATTAGAGAAAACGAAAAATCAAGGCGTGAGCAGTTTATGGTTAATCAAAAATTGCCGGCTTCAAGTGCCAGCGCTGATATAAAAGTACTGAGCGGGTATGCAAAAAACATTGATGAGATTGAACTTGTCGAATCAAGAGAAGGTGATAAAGCAAACCTAATGCGGTTTATCTATGATGCTATTGATATGACTTTAATGGTTGCAAAATATAATTCAAATCAAATGAAGGATTTTAAACTTGGTAAATATGACATAAATAATATTACTTTGCAGTTTCAAGAAATTAACAGTTATGAGAGCGAACAGGACAAATGGTTGCGACGTGAAAAGGAAAAACAGTATGGAATGAAAGATGAAATTGATTTTATTATGGAAGACGAGAACTGCTCAGAAGAGGAGGCAATAAGTATTTTGCAATCAAAACGTAAACGCAGGGCAATGCTTAATCTTGATGATAAAACAGTCAAACCAGTAACAACAGCAGATTTGTTTAGTAACTTAACAACAGCAGAGTAATGGCAAAGGGACGAATTACATTAGAGCAATTGCTTGAAAAGATAGACGCACAAGTAAAGAAAAGAATAGAAAAAATCCTTACAAACTTAACTGATAAGCAACGGCTTGCTATAATTGAGAACCCAAAACTGTTAGATGACTTGTTAAAGGATATTGATGTTGATGAACTTGCTAAATATTATTTTGTTGAGTTTTCACAAATTGCGGGAAAAGTTATTAAAGATTATTCAGGTGTAATAAAGCAAACACAGAAGCAAAAAGTAAATATGTTTGTAAACAAATTACTTGAGCTTAAAACGGATATGCTGAGGCAGTTTGTAGAGGCAAATAAAACAGTTTTTAAGGAAAAAATAATTGAATTAATTATAAATGGTTCCGACAAAAAAATTATCAAAGAATACTTTGAAAAAACGCCATTCACGACAAGTCAAATCGGAACTTTAATCAACACATCCGAAAGTGATATAAGGCGTGCAACTGTTCTAAGTGCTTTTGAAGATAACAAAGAAATGAGATATAGCTATGAAGGCGGACTTATTCCAACGAGCAGCGATATTTGTACCTGGTTATATGAGAATCAGAAAGAAGAAGGCTACACTTTAGATGAAATACAGTCGGGTATTGAGACGCCATATGGAATAGTCGATTGGGGTGGCAGAGTCCCAAATTATAATTGTATCCATTTTTGGAGCCCGATATTAGAAATAAGAACAACAAGAGAAAATGGCAAAACAGAATAGCTTAAACACTGAGGAGATATTCAAAGGAATTAAAAAAGATTTCTGGCAACGGCTTGCAGAAAANATTAAGATTATGATAAGAAATGATATGATTGCAGGCGAGGTACAGGAATATACAGAACAAAAGAAAAAGACAAGTGGNGGGGCAAGGAATTATAGTGCTGGTTATAAAAAGTACAAAGCAAATTATATGAATCGATTTACAGATGGTAAAAAACTAAAATCAGTTTCAGGCAAATCAGTAGTCGATAGTAAAACAGACTCGGTTAATATGAGATTAACAGGACAAACCATTGCGGGGTTACATTTAGAACAGGTATTGACTAACGGAATCATAATGAGTTATCAAGAATCAGATGCAAAGAAGATTGAGGGCAACGCTGATATGGGCAGGATTATAACTACTCTAAATGAAAAGAATAGAGAGAAAACACTTAAACTTTATTCCGAAGCGCTTGATCGTTCGTTAAGAGAATGGGCAAAAAAAGAATTAGTAATTAGAGTTGGAAATTAAAAAACTTGACAATAAAAAATAAAATAACTTTTTTCGCGCTAAGAAATTATAAAATAACGAAAACGGTTAGAACTTAATAAATTATCAATCACAAAATCATTGGAGAATGATTATGTTTTTAAGAAACGGGTTGGAGAACCTTAGACAATATTTTAACAAAGAAGGGGATGGCAGCGGAGGCGGTCAAACAGAGCAGGAAAAGCACGATGCACATCTAAGGCAGGCAATAGCTGAAAGAGATGAGGCAAAGGCAAAAGCGAGAGAGATTGAAAAGAAGTTCGCAGAAGTAAACAACAAACTTCAAGAGATTGAAGACAAAAAAAAGATTGAAACTGGAGAGTTTCAAAAACTTGCAGAAGAGTACAAGGGTAAATACGAGAGTATTTTATCCGAACTCGAAACGTACAAAAAAGATTCGGAGGAATTAAAACAGTACAAAGAGACAAGAAAAAAAACATTGCTTGATTCTATTCCAGAAGATAAGAGGGATGAGTGGAAAGACACAGACCTTACAACTTTGGAGAAAGTTGTACCATTGTTTTTAAACAATGCAAATTTAGGAGTTGATGATGGCAAGACAGGAAAGAAGAGCGGTAAAATCGAAACAGCAGGGAAGTCTTATTCAGATTTCAACGTTAGCGAATTAGACGAGATTAAAAAACAAAATCCAAATGAATATGAGCGTCTATTTCGCGAAAGTAAAAAAATAGTAATTTAATTTTTTAATGGAGAAAAAAAATGACACAACTTCAATTAAGCGGTGTTAGTTATCAAAGTGAAAGTTTTGGAAGAGTATTAGCAGGAGTTTTTTCTCACAAGCTAAATCTTTTGAACAATATCATCACATTAGCTCCCGATGAAATAATTGCACCTGTAGAGGGCAGCTACGCGAGCGTTCCACAGTGGAATGCACTAAGCGGAGATGCTGATGTAATAAACACATCACTAACCACAACCATAAATGCGCCTTCACAATTTAAGCACAGAGCTGTTTGGGTTGAAAGAGAAAAGGCTTGGGGTGCAGAGGAAATTATAATGACAATTGCGGGCAGCCAATACGATGCAACGACAGCTATTGCTAATATGATAGGTGAATATTGGGCTAATCAAATCCACAATACAGGCATAAGCGTTATCACGGGTGCTTTTGCAGGCGCTTTAGCCTCGACTCACGTACTTGATGATTCCAGCGCAACAATAACAAAAGAAAAAGTTGCTGCTGCGAAACTTAAACTTGGTGATAATTCAGAGAAACTAAAATCAATCGTTATGAACTCTAAAGTTTATACCGACGCTTTAGTTACCAATATGATTGCCACAAACTTAGGTGATGCACTATTACAAACAGGTACGTTGGAAAAACTTCTGGGTATGAATGTATTTCAATCAGATAAACTTGCCCCGACTGCCTCTGTCTATCCCACAATTCTTGGTATGCCGGGCGGTATGCTTTACAAAACAAGACCAAGAAAGAACCACGCATTGAGTAATGCAAATAAATTTAATGTTGGGAACCTTGAAGTAGAACTTTACAGAAACTCAATAACAAACGGCGGTTATGATGCACTNATAACAAGACTAAGTTATACAGTGGTTATTCCTGGCGTTCAGTACGATGATACAGGCGGAGCAAATCCAACAGAAACAGTGCTTGCAACATCTACAAGTTGGACTAAGGTTCAGACAGATGACAAGTTGATTCCGTTGGTTATGTATAAATCACTCTAACAGATGCAGTTGTGGTTTGATTTCAATTTGTTCTTTGAGGATATTAAAAACAGCTTATAATGCGGGTTTAATATGCCCGCATTATAATAAAAAAACACACATAATATTTTGGAGAAAACAAAATGTCAAAGCAAAAAACAGAAGAAGTAATTACAGAATCAGTCAAGCCTTATAAAATAAATGATAGATTTAAGACGCAAGGGTTTGTAGGACACTTTGAAAAGTATGGTGGAGATTTGATAGTAATAAGCAAAGAATTGCGAGATACCGATATTGACCCAAAGACAGGGCAATATAGCAATTCAGTTGTTAAGTTTGAATCAAAAGTTTTTATCAATGGGAAAGAAAGAGAAACTTACGATTTGCCGGGTGATTTAGATATGAAAACTGTTTTTAGTTTAGGGCAGGCAAAAGTAATTGTGTTTGATGAACAGCAAGCAGCTGCTTATCGGGAGTATGCGAAGAAATTACATAGCGGGCAAATAAAATGATAAGAACGGGGATCACAAATGATTCCATTCTTGATTTATCACCGGCTTTACAGAATTACTATCCGCAAGGTCAGACCACATTCCAGGAGCAGATTGATGAAGCCTTGAGACAAATCATAAGGGAACTGAAAAAGAACCGTAAGGACATTAGGAAGTATTGCACTCCTCTTGAATTACAACCCTCTGTTAGTAAGTCGGCATCGTTTACTGGGAATGCAGTTGCAGATACTTTAGAACGGATGCTTTGGCAAGTTAAAGTCACAACCTATACTGATATTTGTGGATTTGTCTTATCGGGGTGTAATACAGAATTAGGGACTTATACAACGATTGGTACTTTGTCTTTCACAGGTAAAGGAACAAAATACTTAGTCTTTAATGATACTTTTAAATATTATAAAGTTACAATTACAACAGCAGTAGCCACGACATACGAATCATATCTAATTGAATCAAGCTTCTATCACGCACATTTATTCCTTAGCACGGCACTCGCTTATCGAACAGCTATAAAGAATGAAGGTGATAGAATGGATTACTTTAGCAAGATGTATGAACAGAAATATATGGATGAAATAACAACAATGGTAACGAGCTATGATGAAGATGAAAGTGGTACTATCACAGAAGGTGAAGTGGCAAAAACAACATCAGTTGAGCTTTTAAGATGAGTTGGAAAACTGATAAATCAGCTATTAAAGCAGTACTAACTAATTTAGGGTATACTGAAATAGCGAATGATGAAGATAATGAAACAAACCCTTTTGCACCTCATCAACACAAATATTTTAAGTTAAAAAAAGTTGGTTATGAAGGTTTAGGACTAACAAGTAACGCGGGAGCGTTTGGGCATATAGTTTTATTAGAGTGTTATTATATAAATAACGACGATAATAGTTTGGAATCCAATATAGACTTATTCACTTCAGTAGTGCAAGGCATTGTCGCGCTCGCAGGATTTCACGGTGAAATAAATACGGAGATAGAAGATATAAATGAACATCAAGTAAAAGGAATATTCAATTTTAATTACGGCTTTGAAACCTGTTAAAGGATGAAAATATTATGGAAAAAAAAACAATAATAAATGGGAAAACAGAAAAAATTTATGTAATAAATAAAACTGCTAATTATTTAGATCATAAGATTATTTTGGCTGGTATTGATGAACAGCGCACAAAAGAATTCAATGAAGGTAAAACAATAGAAGTTTCAGAAAACGAATTAAATGAAATCGGCTATCATAGATGGTTGATTTCGGAGGTAAAATAAAATGGCTATTAAGATTGCAGGTAAACAAGGTCAATACGGAATAATAAGACACAATTTAAGC